AGTCCAGCAGCTAGTTGTTTAGGACTAGGCATTATTGGAGTTTCGGTCATTTTCTGTCCTGTTGTCTAAGTGCTTCAGCTATTGCTTGAGGGTCTAACATCCCGCCAACACCTACACCAGCAAGAATGTCTGCTTCATGTCTACGCATTGGATCGAATGCTGCAAAGCGTGAGCGGATGTTTTTTGCATCTGGAATAACGATAACATCCCCGCCAACAACATTATTACCCTCTGCTAAACCACTTCTTATATTGTTAAGGTTAAAGTATTCTGGCGTAACAGATTTTTCATTATTTATCCGAAGGGGCATAACAAATCCACCCTCATGCTTTGTCGGTAAGCCAGCGTTTTTAGCTTCTACATAAGCAGAAGCGCCGCTTGGGTCTGTTGAACTGAACACGCCATTTACAAGTTTGGTTTTTGACGGGTCAAAAGAATCAAACTCGACATTAGTCCCATGATAAGCCGGAGTATCAAACCCCATCGCCCCCGCCCTATCCATAGCGGTATTACCTTCTGGCAGTCCTAGCCCACCCTGCTCAACTGGTAGCGCAGCATTGCGTTGTGCTACTTCGTGGGCGAGTTCGTATTGTGTCTTGGCTGGCACACTCATTGCTTGATCATCTGGAACTACACCGATGCTTGCATCATCTTTGGCGCGTTCTGTTGCGTAATCATCTAAAAACTTACTAATAGACTGCGCTTGTTCCTTTTTGCTAAGTGCGCCAGAAACTTCAAAGTCTGGCGATTCATAAACATCGGGCAGTTTGTGATCTGATATTCGTATTTTTGCCCCAGTTGGAGTATGCGTTATATATTGCGAATCACTTCGAGCAGACTTGGTATATTCAAAATTATCCCCATGCTTCAGTTCAAGCATCCCACCAACCGTTTTAGAATGCTTAGATTTAGCTGCTGCGGTCATAGCCACTTCACTTCTTTTTAACCTACTCTCTGCTGTAGAGATTAAATCATCTACAGAATCTCCATTTAATGTAAATGGCTTACCAGTTTTACCCCATGCTGGCGAATGTGAGATTGTGAATGTGCCATCTGGCTTGTGTTCTACCCGTAAATAACTATTCCCTTCAACTAAGGCAAACCTTTCATTAGGTAATACATTAAGTTTTGGATGACCTAATAGCCCAGCAGGGCTGTCCGGCATAGCCTTTCCCTTTGGCACTACACTCATTCTAGGGTCAATCACATTCCTACCCAGCACTCCAGTACCAGTCTCGATCTGTCTAGCGCCCTCTCTCAGCGCAGCCTTACTTAACGCCTTGCCGATAGGTATCATCGCACCAGACACGGCAGCAACGTCAAGTAATCTGGGGTCTACCTTTACTGTGTTTAGTGTCGCACCCCTAACTGGTGACTTACCGTAGCTCATGTCCCTTACAAGACTTTCAGCTCCCTTCAGCCCGGACAAGTCAGCAAAGCTCATACCGCCCAGCAGGGGTATGCTCTCAGGTAGCTTGTCACGATCTGCAAACTCTGATACTGGAGCAAGAAAGTTAGCTACACGGCCTAGAAACTTGTTCTGTGGCGTGTTCCTAATCTGGCCCTGATACGCTAGAGCTTTGGCTAGTTCTTTAGCGGAGGGCATTATTCTCTACCTGACATTTCAGATTTAATCCTGTCTACCCATACTTGTTGTGCAGGAGTTATCTCACCGGCAGATTGATCTCCTACTACGCCACGAGCAATTATCGTGCTTTGAAGATGGTGTAAGTTTTCTGGGTCTGCATATACAGTGCCTTTGAACGGCGCTTGACTAGCTTGCGGTACAGGGAAATCGAACTTGTAACCCCTGTCTCTCATGTACAGCCTTGTAGCCTCATTACCAGCAACGCTTCTCTGACTCTCAGGACTCATGCCGCTAAAGGAGTTCAATATGATTCTACCGTCATCAGCAGCCATGCCCGTTACGTGCGGGTTTTGTTTAAAGTATGAATTCTCAGACTCATATGGGTCACGTATTTCATAACCGAAAATTTTGTCTCTAGCCTTCAAACCTTCTGCATATTGCTTAGGGCTTGGCATTATGCTGAGAATATACCTACACCAATTACCGTAGCACCTGCGCCTGTAGTGATCTTCCATGCACCTGTTACTGATCCAACATTTACTTCTATAGATTGCACTCCGATTACTGCACTTGCAGCAGTCTGGATAACGATAGATGTTGATCCATCTATTAGTGTGACTCCAGCAGTTGCCACTGTTATGGTGTTGATGATTAGTCTGTGAACGTAGTCACCGATTGCGCCTGTGCCGCCCAACACCTGTGCTGTTTGGCTGACTGCGACCGTTTCGTACTGGTACTCGTATGGTGAATTTATGCTCATATTCTGCCTCTCTTTGGTTGATTTGCTTGCTCCCACACATCGTTAAGTGTTGCTGTGTTTTGCTCTCCTACCATCAACGGCTTTGCTGCATCAGCCTGTCTGACTCGAGGCTCTGACCGCCACGCTATTGCTAACATTCTAAAAGCGTCTGCCGGATGACTGCACCAATCGTGTCGTGGTGTCTGCCGAAACGCCTTCTTGTCCTCATCGTACTCTCTTTGGTACTGGCGTAAAGCCTCTATACCTTCATTGCACTTGTCTGCATCAAACCAGCACTGCGGCAAGACTTTACGAACAGCCTGTATACCGTCCTGTACGCTTAGATCAGGCACGATAGCTAAACTATTTATGCCGAAATGCACCGCCAGTTGCTCGATTACTGACTTACCAGCAGCCGCCAATGTCTTGGCTTTAGCATCGTGCGGTAGGTGGTGCTTACCAAAATTATACGGCCTTGCTAGGATATTTTCAGCTATTTCGTCAATATTTGCACCAGAAATTGCATAAAAGTCTACGATATGCACTTCATCTCTGATTACCTGATAGAACCAGACAGCCGTATCGTCCCGGTATCCCAAGTCCCAAGCAGTATGTACAGGCACGTTATTGTCATAGTTAACTTTGGTTATGCGACCTTGCTCTGTAGCCTCACGCATCTCTACGCCATAGTACGCGCCGAGGATCGCGGCTTCGAATGAGCATTCATACTCTTGCATATACTGGTCTGGCGATAGCTGTGCTTTAGCAGCCGATAGCTCCCCATCTGGGAGTAGCTTGCTTACTGATGCTGGCAGGTTAAGGCAGAACCACTCATTAGGTATTCTCTTGGCTGTGCTGTATATATCCCAGAACTGGTTTTTACCCTTTGGAGTTGATGCAAATACGCACCAGCCTTGACGGTCGGACAGTGCGGGCCGTATGACCGATCCCCAGACGCTTGCACGAAAATCGCTATATTCGTCCAGAAAAACCCCATCAAATCCCAAACCTCGCATCGCATCCGCATTATCGCCACCAAATAGCCTTATCCTAGCTCCGTTCACTAGGTCTACATATAGGTCAGACTCATTGACTGATGCGAGTATTGGTCTAGCGTAGTGCTTGAGGTATTCCCATGCCACTGACTTAGCCTGACTGCGGTAGGGAGCTATGTAGGCAAATAGGGGCATGGGCGAGTCTGAGACCGCCGCTGCACGAATTATATCGTTCACTGCCGCGACTGTTTTCCCTGCTCGCCTGTGAGCTACTAGACAGGCCCATCTCTCTGTTCTATTGTGAAACGGCATGAAAGCCAGCCGAGGCTGGTAATCAAGCTCTATTTCGGTGCTTTCCATGTTATCCGAATGTCTACTGGCCCATCATTCTTGCCTGTGAGTTCTGTCCGGCTCAATTTTGGTACGTGATACTCAATCATATCGGTATAGCACTGAAATGCCTTGAGTGGGCCTTCTGTCTCAGCGATAGCGTCTAGCCATATCTGCACTCGATGAGCATTCCCGTCCACGAATCGAGCAATAGCCTCTCGAGCATTGGCTGTAGACTTGTTTACGACCCCTTTAGGTCTGCCCGGCCCTGCGCCAGATATCTTGTGTTTTTTTAATGCCATGATTTACCTCACTTCTGCTTGAATTTTAAGCGACATGGAGAGCAAGCTCCGTTAATCAACTTACTGCTGTATCGACCACAAAGATCGCAATCTCCTGATTTTACAGGATGATTAATGAGCGGCTTGTATTTCATTGAGTCTAATCGCTGGGAGCTTGGCTGCTTCTATGACATCACCCAAGTATTTTATAGCGTCCAACCTTGTCATCCCTTGAACTACTGCCGGGAAGCTGCTGACTGGCACTCCTGACGAGTCGCAGACTATCTCGTGCATTTGATAGCCGTTATGTGTTTTGACCATTCTTATCATGGTTTAGTTTTGTACTGATACGCCCAGACCTTTTTTCGCCCAGCGCCCTCGTTATCTATCTTGATGCGATCCACAGACCCCTGCCGGAGTAGGTAGCACACGCTCATACTAATCTCAGCGGAGGTCAAGTCAAGTTCTTTTTTAATTTGAGACAGGGTTATAAGCCCTTGAGTGTCTGAGATTAGTAGCCGGGTTTTAGTGACTGCATTAGCCATTTGCCACCACCGCAACTAGAGCCACCAGCCCGCCAATGGCGGTAACTACCGCAGCCTTGACCCACAAAAGGAAAGCCCTATCCTCATCTTGCCACGTAGATGACCTGTAGCCTCCGTGGATCGATCTTTGTGCGTTTAGGTAGGGTAGGTAGTCACCGTATAACTTATTGCGTTCTACGCCCTCTGTGAGCGTTCTGGGGCTAGTATCGTAGTTCATCTTAATGTTCTCCTTTGCTGCTACCCTGACCATGACGTGGATCGTCCAAATACTGATCCAGCTCCTCCATGCTCATCCCTTGATTCTGTTGTAGCTCTCTGTTGTAGTATTCGTGATCTTCTTCATCTTGCAAAATGGCCTGATAGGATTCCAGAAGCTGCTGCTGTGTCGCTGCGTCAGCTCGGCTGAATGACATGATTGCACGAGCTACAACTAGCTGATAGTCGTTGTTTTGTCTCTCTAGTATTTTCTTAATATCCATTTTATTCTCCTGTTAACACGATTCGCTGATGTATGAGACGAAGGCTATCGACAGCACTATTACCAAAATTACAAGCCACGATGTCGGCTCAAATGGTTCTTTCGGTGGCTCTTTGAACATATCGTCATATTTACTCATGCTGACACTCCAATTGAAGCAAAGTATTCAACTACCTCGTCTGAATGTGTATCTAAACTTAAAAGACATCTTATTGAGGAAACCCAGTATCCAATAAATTCTGGATGGTGGTCGAACGGGCCGCCGTTGCTGTTGTTTGCGTTTGCCTTTACACATCCTTTCTCTATTAGAGTCTGGCAAGCGTTGTCCTCTGCTGATGAAGCTAGGCCACTTATGCTCATTGTGGACATTCCGTTCAAACTAGCTGCATCGCGAAGCTGTTTTAATGTAGTCATTTTATTCTCCAGATTTGTCATCTCTCGGTCACAGCGACCTCGATAAATAATATATTAAACCTTCTATAATATATGTCAAGTTTTTTATCGTACTGAAATTTCGCACATCGAGCGTACCGCTGTACCCCCTCTAAAGAGGGGGGTACGGTACGGTACACTATTCTCGTCTTTGTACCAAAACGTACCGGTACGCTCCGGTACAGTACGGTACAGCGGTACACTATCTTGAGTTCTTGTTTAACATCAGTATGTTAGACCATACTAAATCATTAACAAGCCACCCATTGTCATGGTCAATGATGATTTCACCCATCCTAAGTGACCCAATTAGCTGATCTGAGCTTCCCGGCCTCAATTTTCTCGAAATTAGCGTTTCCGACACCCCATCGGCCTGCAATTTTTCGACCAAACCAGACCTACTTAGGTACGGTTTGCCATCCCTAACTTCCGCATTTGCACTCCACCATGCGTTCTCAAAAGCCTTCATATTGACCGATAATTTTGAGTTCTTTTTGACCCCTTGTGGGGCATCAATTTGATTTACAACTGCCGCCATCGAAGGTTCGCCATCCTCATCTTCCCACCCGGGAACGGCAAATCTCTCAAGCTCTACCCAGACCGAATCCGTCAGATCACTGTCCTTGCTCTTTCTCTGGACGATCTCGATGGGGCCGCCTCGGTGCTTGCTTGGCACGATACTGATCTCAATATCCAGCGCCCCACGCCACGCGCTACTTCCCCGCGCCCGGTGCTGAGTCTCTTCAGAGACACCAGTGTGATGCACCAGCAGCACCGTACATTTATATTTAGACATCAGAATAGAGCAGGCATCTAGCATACCTTTGGTGTCAACGCTCGAGTTCTCGTCCCCGAGCAAGAACCGGTGCAGGGTATCTACTACAATAATAGATGGCTTCTGATTAAGGCTATTGATGTTATCGACAACACGTTGTAGACCTTCTTTTGTATTCAGATCGCAACCATCACGGGAGATGTGCATCCTGAGACGCGGTACATGATGGTAATGCTTCCAGCCAGCTACTCTGGACTTTATGCCCTTGTGACCCTCACCCGCCAGATACACAACATTACCACCGGGCTTGATCTTGTGCTGCTCACCGCACCAATCAGGAATATCTGCCGACATCCTAAGAATCCAATCTAGGACTACGAACGTCTTTCCACCTGCTGACGGGCCATGCACCATGATGAGCGCCTCTGACTGAATCCACTTCTTGACCAGCCAAGTAATAGGCTCGGGCTTGGAGCAGAACTCGTCTGCCTGCACGAGCCAATCTAGCTTCGGTGGTACAAGCAGGATTGACAAGTCATGCCCAGCCGCCACATAATCATTGGCATCCCCTCTCTCTGGAGGGGTTACTGTGCGCGTCTTATAGAGTGCTGACGCTTGGTCTGCATGGGACTGGCCCACGCCGGATTCATCATTATCGGCAACGATAACAATGTCCTGATTTGTTCCGTGACGGTTACGCATGATTCCGGCAACCTTTACCAGATTAGATGCGGAGTACGCTGCTACGCATGGTCGGTCGGTTTGCTCATGGATTGTTGCCGCTGTAGCAAACCCCTCGGCTATATACAGAGTTCCCGGCTCATCGAATGCGCCTACCATCCAGAACTTCCCGCCGGTCGCCCCTCCGGTGTGATACTTCTTGTCCCCATCGGAATCTATATACTGTAATGAACATAAGATAGAGTTCTCATCATACAGAGGCAGAACAAGCCGACCGTCACCCGTAACACGAGCGCCATGAGCGTCGATGCCCTTGCGCTTTAGGTACGGATGGTCGGTGGTCGCATGAGTACACCCCGACCAGATCGTATCGACCACGTTGGCAGCGACCTCTTGCTTCTTTTCTGTCTCAGCATCCCGCAGTGATCGAGCCTCTACCAATCTATTGGTGTGAGACATCTCCTCGAATGGAGATAGCGTCCTGCCAATGTCTGCTCGGAATGACATCTCCACCCCCGACCGCCAGTCTCCGAACCTGCCTGCTGGGATGCCGTCGCCAAAGCACACATACCAGCCCGACTTATCACCATGTCCGCTACCGCCCTTTGTGCCGGACGCAAAACGATGCAGCCTGCCATCTAACCTGATATCTGCCGGAGGTTCTAGCCCCGCCGACCGGATAGCGTTAAATAGCTGTATCTCTGGTGGGTCAATTTGTTTTGGACTAGATGGCGACCAATCACCCAGAATTTTAGTTAGATCAGCCATGAGCGACTCTCAAAGTAGTCGCTGAGTAGCTTGATGGTCGCATACGATGGCTTAGATTCCATCTTAGAAAATCTATAAAGAGTGCTGGGGTGTATGCCAGCGTCTTGGGCGACACGTCTTAAATTTGAGTTAGTTAGTCGGACTTTAATATCTTCGGCGGTTAACATTGTGTGCATCCTCGTAATTTATTTATCGGTAACGCTTGCAATATAATTCATTCTGGAATATTATGCAAATACACATCGACCGGAATTTTTCCAAAATGATGTGATTAAACTTAGGAGATTAAAATGTCAATTCAATTAAAAGGTACGGGCAGTATATCCACCACCGGAGTAAAGATGTTGGTTTATGGTCAAGCTGGTGCAGGCAAGACGACTTTAATTAAGACCTTGCCACATCCTGTTATTTTAAGCGCAGAGGCAGGATTGTTGTCATTGCAAGATGCAGACCTGCCCTACATTGAAATCCGCAACGTAAGCGACTTGGAAGAGGCTTATAAATGGGTTGTATCTGATGCTGCAAACGGATTTGAGTCTGTTGCACTTGACTCTATCAGTGAGATAGCTGAAGTGATCCTGTCATCAGAAAAGAAAAACAATAAAGACCCGCGTGCTGCATATGGTGCAATGCAAGACAAGATGAGCGAGATCATCCGGGCATTTAGGGATATCACCAATAAGCACGTCTACTTCACAGCAAAATGTGAGAAGGCTCAAGATGAAACCGGCAAGATTTTGTACTCACCGAGTATGCCCGGAAACAAAACTGGTCAAGCACTTCCCTACTTTTTTGACCTTGTGATGGCACTTAGGGTTGAGAAGGGTGAGGACGGAATTAGTCAGAGGGCGTTGCTATGTGATTCTGACGGTTCTTGGTTGGCAAAAGATCGCTCATCAAAACTATCTGCGTGGGAAGCGCCCGATCTTGGTGCAATTATCTCTAAGATTGGTGGCTCAAAATGAGTGCCGACATCGAGTATCTAGTTCGTCTTTGGGAGTCTAGCAAGTTAGCAGAAGCAGATGCTATGCAAAAGCGGAGGCGTTTTGAGGATTTGATTGTAGAAGTTCTTGAGATTCCAGAGTCTTTAGACGGAACAGAGAACTTTGATGTTGGTAACTACAAGCTCAAGATCGTAGGTCGTCTTAATCGTAAGGTAAATTCTGAGAAGTTAGTCGAATTGGCAGAAGAGAATGGCCTTACCGACCACCTTCAAAGCCTTTTTAGATGGAAGCCTGAGATTAATGTAACTGCATGGAAGTCAGCATCAGAAGTAATCACTCGTCCACTTTTGGGCGCAGTGACAACCGAGCCGGGTCGCCCCAGCTTTTCAATTCAAATTAAGGAGTAATAAAAATGGCCTCATTAGGTGAAACATTTGATCTAAGCAAGATGTCCCAACCATCGAACTCTTTTGATCCTCTTCCAGTGGGTTGGTACGATGCAACAATAACCGGGTCTGAGGTAAAGGCCACCAAGTCTGGAACCGGTCAATACATTGCAGTTCGTTTTGATATCACCGGCCCAACGCATCAAGGTCGTATTGTGTTCACGAATATCAATATTCGTAATGCAAATCCAACCGCTGAAAAGATAGGGCGCGAGCAATTTGCAGCAATTATGCTTGCTGGAGGAATTAGCTCGGCAACTGACTCAGATCAATTAATAGGAGCAAGTATGAAAATTGATCTAGGGATAGAGCGCAGCGAGGAGTACGGAGATAAGAATAAAATCAAATCTTACAAGGCTCTAGGTGGTGCGATGCCTTCAGCATTAAAGACTTCTGCACCAAAATCAACTAATACCCCAAGTTGGGCGGCTAAGTAATAGGAGTCCCCTCCCGAAAGGGGGGGGGTAATCATATGAAAATTCCAGAACCGATTAATTCATTATCTGCCTTGATTGACAAGGCTCACGAGGATCGCCAAGAGCCTCCACGTCCTCACTTGGGCGCGTCAACACTTGGACATCCATGCGACAGGTGGCTGTGGCTGTCATTCCGGTGGGCTGTAGTTGAGAAGTTTCAGGGTAGAGTTTTGCGCCTTTTCCGAAGGGGCCAGAATGAGGAGGCTCAAATCGTGAGCGACCTCCGGTCTATTGGTATCAATATAGTGTCTACTGGTGGCGCACAGAGCAGAGTAGACTTTGGCTGCCATGTATCAGGGAGTCTGGACGGTGTGATTACACATGGAGTTCCTGAAGCCCCGGCAAAGAAGCATATAGCTGAGTTCAAGACGCACTCTAAGAAGTCCTTTGATGATTTGGTGAAGTCTGGTGTCAAGGCCAGTAAGCCCATGCACTATATCCAGATGCAGGCATATATGATGGGTAAGAAGATTGACCGGGCGCTGTATGTTGGCGTTTGTAAGGACGATGACCGCATCTATACAGAGCGAGTGCGTTTTGATAATGCTGTGGCTGAGAAGGCTGTGAGTCGTGGCAAAAGAATTACGATGCTGGATAGGATGCCAGAGCTATGTTCTGGAGCTGCGCCGGATTGGTATCAGTGCAAGTTCTGCCCGGCTCACTCATTCTGCCACGATACCAAGCTCACCAAAGAAGTCAACTGTCGTACCTGCGCCCACTCTACGGCTACGCCAGACTCTAAATGGACGTGCGCCAGATACGACAATCTTGAGCTGGAGGTGCAGAATCAGCGCACCGGCTGCAATGCTCATGTATTGCACCCAGACCTTGTGCCGTGGCAGCGGGTCGATAGCGAAAGCCTCCATGATGCTACCTACATCATTGATGGCAAGTCCGTAAATAATGGTGTTGCTGATTGCAACTGCTTCTCAAGTCGAGAGATGGTATCAAACCCTAGTGCCTGCGCCAACCCAACGCAAGCCATTATTGATACACGGATGGAGTTCGACGCGAGAATTGTAGGATGATTGAGGTAACTCTACGGGACTACCAGCAGCGAGTTCTGGACGACCTCGATAACTGGTTTAGGATTAGCAAGCTCAAGCACCCATGCCTAGTTCTGCCTACCGGGTCGGGCAAGAGCCACATAATCGCCGCTTTCTGTAAGGCTGCTATACAGAGCTGGCCCGACACTAAAATCCTGATGCTGACGCACGTCAAGGAGCTTATCGAGCAGAACGCCGCCAGAATGCGTGAGCATTGGCCTGATGCTCCGATGGGGATATATTCATCGGGTATGGGATTGCGGCAGCTTGGACATCCTATTACTTTTGCTGGTATCCAATCAGTTAGAAAGCGTGGGCGTGAGATTGGTCATATAGACCTTATCATTATTGATGAGTGCCATCTAGTTGGTCATAACACTGAGGGCGGGTATCGGACGCTGATAGATGTCCTGACTGTAATCAACCCCAATCTGAGGGTCGTAGGATTGACCGCCACCCCGTACCGTCTGGGGCATGGGGTCATCACCGACAAGCCCGCCATATTCGATGATCTACTCCAATCTATTGACATACCGGAGCTAGTCCATAAAGAATTCTTGGCAAAATTAAGGTCTAAAAAGACAGAGGCAGAACTTGATACGTCCTCAGTCCATAAGCGCGGGGGAGAGTTTATTGAGAGCGAGTTACAGGCTGCGGTTAATACGGCAGATCAAAATCAGCGTGTTGTGGATGAGGTTATAAGATTAGCTGGCGATAGAAGGTCTTGGTTATTCTTTTGCTCTGGCATAAAGCACGCAGAGAATGTTGCCGCAGAACTGAATCGGCGCGGGATCGTGACAGAGACGGTCACTGGCAATACCTTAAAGAAGGATCGTACTAGAATTTTGGCAGAGTTTCGTAGCGGGATAATAAAAGCCGTTACGAATGCGAATGTACTAACAACTGGATTTGACCACCCAGACCTAGACCTAATAGTCCTTCTGCGCCCAACCATGAGCGTGGGCCTTTATATCCAGATGGCTGGGCGAGGAATGCGTCCTAAGAGCCATACGGATCATTGTTTAGTGCTGGATTTTGCAGGCAATATTCATAGGCATGGCCCTATTACTAATGTAGAGCCTCCAAAGAAGGGAGGAGATGGTTATGGGGAGGCTCCGGTAAAGGTTTGTGATAACTGCCAAGAGATTGTGCATATATCAGTAATGATATGCCCCGCCTGCGGCACTCCGTTCCCAGTAAAGGCCAAGCCAAAGCTAAAGCTCGGGGATGACGACATCATGGGTCTAGATGGGATTGATATGGAGGTCGAATCATGGAAGTGGAGTCCCCATGTCAGCCAGCAATCTGGGAAGCATATGCTACTTGTAAGATATTACGGGCATAAGCTATCGGATAAGATTGTGAGTGAATACTTTTGTATTAACCATGAGGGATTTGCCGGTACTAAAGCTGTGTCGGAATTGTTTATGATGATGCGAAAATCTAACGTAAGCCCCATAGATATTAATATTTTGCATGATATGGGGAATAGCTCTATATTTTTGAACACATTAAAAGCCCCTAAAAATATAAAGTACAAGCTAGATGGAAAGTTTTTTAGGGTTACACAAAGGAGCTGGGAAAATGAGAACAGAGCATGAAGAACAGAGGGAGCTGGTGCAATGGTTTCGACGCAGCTTTTCGGTTAGGATATTTGCCATACCCAATGGTGGATTAAGGTCTAAAGTAACTGCCATGAAATTAAAGGTGGAGGGTGTAACTGCTGGAGTTCCTGATCTATTTGTCCCTGCGTGGAGCCTGTGGATCGAGATGAAGAGGGAGAAAGATGGTGTAGTAAGCCCGCCACAAAAGGATTGGATAGAGTATCTACAGTTTATTGGTCATACTGTTATTATTGGACATGGCAAGGAGGACGCTATAAGTAAGATTCAAAAATTCATCTCTCCAGATGATGTATCGTGCGCGAAATAGCCAAGTGCTGACAAAAGTTTTGATGCTTAATCCGAACAAGCTATATTTTTTAGGAGAATTATGAATGAGTTGGCTCTTTTCGCGGGTGCTGGCAGTAACCGAATATGAAGAATAAATTTATGAGGCGTTTTGGCTATCACGAATGGCTAATGATCTC